GTACTACCAGTTGTATTGGTGTATGCAGCCTGATACCCTACAGCAGTGTTGTTGGAGGCGGTGGTGTTGGCTTGGACTGCGCCCTGCCCAAATGCAGAGTTGTATGAACCCGTATTGGCATCAAGTGCTTGTACACCAAATGCTGAGTTGCTTGAGCCTGTATTTAAGCGCAGGGCATATAAACCAAATGCGGAGTTATTGGAACCCGATACATTTGTGGTCAAGGCAAGATAACCGGCAGCGGTGTTGTTCGCTCCCGTAGTATTTGCCACCAACGCACTCGCACCCACTGCAGTATTGGTGCCCACAGCACCTGCACCACGGCCTACGGTCAGACCTTGAATAGTTGCGCCCGGCGTTACAGTCAAAAGACTGCTGGTTAGGCGCATTTGTTCGGAACCACTAATAGACCAAATTGATTGGCCTGTGTTGTCTACTGTGTATCGTGTCGCACGACTTCCAGCAGAGCCTGTTTCAAGCACAACCTGAAAACCTGAAAGCGTTGCGCCTGACGCCGATTTGTAAAAAATTGCATCGCCGGTTGAGGTGTCTGGCGTCGTATTCGCCGAAAGTCCAAGATATGTAGACGAACGCAATAAAGTACCATCAAACGTCAGCGCAGAACCAGTGGTGACTACCTTGGAGCCGTTGAGGTACGCTACTCCGTTGGCTGTGCCGCCTGATAAGACCGGATTTGCAGTAAGCGTAGCCACGCCAGTAAGGGATGTAGTTCCCGTGACAGACAGGTTCCCGTTAACAGTCAGGTTACCAACAGTGGCCGAGCCAACCTCAATAAAGTCAGAGCCGTTCCAAGCAACAACAGCAGAAGCGCCGTTAGGGATCGTCAAACCCGTCGTAGGACCAACCCCTACCAGCTTGACAGAAAACCCACCCGTCGTCGCATTAATGATCGTGTAAATCTTGGACTGGGCCGGGGCCGTGATAGTCCGTAGCGCCGTGCGTGCGCCTGAACACAACAGGATAGCTTGCCGAGCCTGGTTAGATGCCAAAGTTGTAGTTGTAAGCGTTACGTCAGCATCCGTGCTCAGGGTGGTCGTACCCGCAACGGCAGTGTCCAAAAGGGACGTGATGGAGTTATTGACCGTGTCGCCCCAGGTGCCTGAAAGTTCACCCGTGACCGGGAGGGCCAGACCTAAGAGGGTTGTTGCTGCTGTGGTCATGTTTAAACCTCAAGTGTTAATGACTTGCCAGTCCGGGGTTTGAACGTCATCTACGTCATCCCATCCTGCAGTCTGCGTGTTGCTGATATTTTGCCAGTTTGGAGACTGTGTGTCACCAATTGTTTCCCAGCCTGGCGTCTGGCTATTGTTTATATTGCCCCAGTCAGGAATCTGAGTGTCATCAATAACACTCCAGTAGAAAACTCCCAGATCTCCCAGCGTTCCAGTTGCCAATACGCCAGAAATGGCAATTGACTTGGTTACTGAGATATCCCCCAAAAGACCAGAAGCTGAAGCACCTGTAATCGAAGCTGACTTCCCTGGCTGTACCTCTCCAACCAAGCCAGACGCCACCACAGTTGTTAGCGCCAGCGAAAGAGTGGCGGCTACCGAGTCAACCGTACCTACGGCTGCAACCCCGGAAATTGCAACAGAATTTGAATAACTGATCGTTCCGGCCAACCCTGAAGCCACAACCCCGGTTAGGGCTTTATCAACGCTTTGGGTGACAGATCCAACAGACCCAGAAGCTCCAACCCCGGTCAGGGAAACTACTATGTTGGGGGTGGCAGTACCGACATCACCAACTGCGACATTGCCTGTAAGGGCGACATCTTTACTATGGGATACCGTACCGACCGCGCCCGTGGCATTAACCCCGGACAGAGCATCAGCAAATGTAACCCCGACCGTACCAACGAAACCGCTGGCAAAAGTCCCGGTTTCCGCAGGACTGTCTGATGGCACAACAGTGCCGGAAGAGCCGGACGCATTAACCCCGGATAGGGCAACCGTGATATTGGGGGTTAGCGTTCCTACATTACCAGAAGCAGAAACGCCGCTTATGGCGACGGTGGGGACTGGAGTCTCAGTGCCAGCAAAGCCAGACGCACCAACGCCTGTCAGGGCGACAGTAATGTTGGGGGAGGCGGTTCCTACGTTACCGGAAGCAGCATCCCCAGTAAGGATGGTTTCGCCATTACCCCAAGTGCCGTAGCCCCAAGCGCCAATGCCCCACCCGGCCATAATTTAGCCTTAAGTGGTGGACAACCGCAGCAGTGCAGTGGTGGTCGTATTGGAAGGCATCGTCAACGTGAAGTTGCCAGCCGTGATGGTCTGGGAACCAAACGTATGTACGCTCACAGCCTTGTTGCTCTGCGTCGAGTTATAAATCAGCACAGAATCAAACGCCGTTGACAACGTCACGTTGGTGTACGTAATGGAGGCGGAAGGCGTCCAATAACCAACCCCAGCCGTAGAGGATGAGTTGGTGCTGGAAGGGGGCGTGGCATTGGTTACCGTGGTTCCACCTGCGGAATAGTTGGTTCCCGTCACCTCGCCCGTGGCCGAATACGCAGTGGTGCTGGCGTTAACCGTGGCGGAGGTCAAATACAGAGCCGCTTTAAACGTATCTGCCGCAGACGTTGCACGGGTAGGCGCAGTGCCAAAGTTGTGAGTTGCGGTCATCAGTTCGCCGAGGAACGATGTACACATTGATTGAGTATTGGAAATGATAGTTCCTTTCTTGGGCTATGCCCAATTCACGTTTTTAGCCCGATGGCCCTGATTCATGCTGCGAATATAGCTTATGTGTCCTTGTGAAACACCGAGTATTTCCGCAATTTCACGTTGCAATCCCAACGCTGTTTTTGCAAACTCAACTTGTTCGTTTGTTAATTTTGCCCGTCCGTGCGATTCTCCAAAACGCATCCGCATTTTCTTTTTGGCGTCTTGCATATTTTCTTTTCTTGTGCCAAGACTAAGATGTTCTGGATTAACGCAAGCTGGGTTATCACAAGAGTGCATAACATCACGCTCATCCAGCGGCCCAATAAAAATACGGTAGGACGCCCGATGAGCAAGTTCATTTTTTGCGGGGGTTCTAAAAAAGCCGTACCCATTTTTCATGCGATACGCTTTCCAAAGCCAACAGCCGGTTTCTGTTTTATGAACTTTCTCCATAAAACGATCTATTTCTGGAATTGCTGTTCTACCCGCCATGGTAGTTCCTTACGCCAGCGAAGCGGCTACAAGATCGGTGAAGGGGGAGGTTTTAAGTGTCACATGCGCAGAGCGGTGAACAAGCTCACCTTCCAGCCAATACTCTACCCAGGTGGTGTATTCAATATCATTGTCGATAGATCCTTCCCGCTTCTCCAGCAAGGATTCATCCATATCGCCTTTGGTGGTTGTAACAAGCGCCATTGTTCTTCCTTATATTGAGGAGCGGATAAGAGCTGCCGTGGCCGTGTTGGCAGGCATCGTGATGGTGAATGTGGCAGTTGTGGTCTTATCAGAACCAAAGTCCAAAACAGCAACCGACTTATCGCCCTTGCTGCTGTTGTAGATCAAGGCACAACGTGCTGTAAACGCACCCGGATCCCAGGTGACATTATCAAACCCAACATAGGCCGTATACCCAGAAACATTGACTGTAATACCTGTCATTACTTTCCCACCTGCGGTATATCCAGTGTAAACAATCTCATTTGACGAAGAATACACGGTGGTATCTGCGTTTAAATTAGCATTACCGTCGTACAGGGCGATCTTGATCACATCCGTGGTCAAGTCATGGATGCCCTGATATAGCTCCGCTTTGAAGCTGGTGGTTTGAGTTTGGACAATACTCATTTGACCGGGTTCCTAACCTGACCATCACGGTAAGCATCCATACGCTGTTTGCCATCACCCAGGTTCTTGAGAAGGCCAATCGCCTGAATATAACGATTTTGATATAGCTGAACCATATCCTGCTCACCTTTCATGTAGGTGATGGCTTCCATCATCACACCATTGAACAGCGCAGTGTCAAAGTTATCGCCCAGCCATGTGGTCTGTGCGTCAACAATTGACTCAGGGTAGTAATAATAATGAAGCTCTGCTTTATATCCTGCGTTAGGAGTTGGCCCAAGAATAAAAGACAACTCATTAACATCGGTGGATTGCGGTCCAAAAATGGCGTAATGCTTTGGCAAACCTGTATATATTGGGTTTGGATATGCTTCACGCATGAAGTTCACATCTTTATTCAGCAAGTACGTATAGTCACCCTGAAATGTGACCGTGCCGCTAACAGTTCCAGTATTTGCTGAAGATAAAGTAACTGTCGTTCCGTCGATTGAACTGACAGTTGCCCCGCTGGCAATGCCTGTCCCGGATACATACATGCCAGCAATAATGTTGGATGCAGAAGATACCGTAATGGTTGATTGACCTGATGTTCCCGTTGCGGTGGGGGTGGCATAT